TTATAAATCAGAACCAATAAATGCCACATTTTATACAGATAAGTTTATGCGTGAAAGATCATATTTTGAATTATGGCAACAATCAGCTTTTAGTACACAATCACATAATTTTAATTTTTTTGATAATTATGTATCTGATGTTAACATCTATCAATTAGGTAGTTTTGAAAGTAAAGAAGAAAGAGATGACGTTACTTATGCTGTTAAATTATTTGATTGTTACCCTACCTCGATAAGTCCAGTTGAATACAATTCTGCCGCAAACGAAGTACAAACATTTAATATTACATTAGATTTTAGATACTGGATTAATTATTTTCTGGATAGAGCTGGTAATGTTCAATTAGGTAACCCTAATTTTAGAGATGCTGTGGTAAAAGGTAGTAAAGGTCCATTTGCAGGTTTATTAGATAAATTACCACCAGAGTTAAGAAGAGCCGGCACAGAAGTTTTAGAAGGATTAAAGAGAAGAATACCAGTCGGAGGAATTACAGGTGGAAGAGTATTCCCTCCTTTTGGAAGATTCCCGCCTTTAAATATATAATAAATATAATATGGTATAAAAAAAGGAGTAATTATGTTACCAAAAGTTGAAGTTCCAACATATGAGTTGACTTTACCCTCGCAAGATAAAAAAGTAAAATACAGACCTTTTTTAGTAAAAGAAGAAAAAATACTTTTTGTAGCTTTAGAGACAGGTAAAGAAAAAGATATGGTAAATGCTTTAAGAGACATCATTAAGAATTGCACATTTAATTCTATTGATGTTGAAAAGTTACCAATCTTTGATATCGAATACATCTTTATCAATATTAGAGCAAAATCATTAGGCGAAAAGGCATCATTTAGGGTATTGTGTCCTGATGACAATGTAACTTATACTGATATAGAAGTAGATTTAACAAAAGTCGAAGTAGAGGTAGACGACAATCATACAAATAAAATTTTAATTGATAATAAAAAAAATATGGGTATTGTTTTAAAATACCCTACATTGAATACATATTCTGTCTTAGGTGGAAAAAATACAAATACTGTTGAAAATATATTCTCTACGTTAATTCACGTGGTTGATCATATTTTTGAAGGTGAAAAGATTTTTCCTGCAAAAGACGTATCTGAAAAAGAATTACAAGAATTTTTTGAAAATTTACCACAAGATAATTTTTTAAAAATCAAAGACTTCTTTGATACGATGCCTAGATTAAAAACTGTCGTTGATGTTGAGAACCCTAAAACAAAAGTAAAAAGTAAAGTCGTATTTACTGGACTTACTGATTTTTTCGAATTAGCCTCTCCCACAGTAGCCTAGAGGCGATATTTGAAACTAATTTTGCATTAGTTCAACATCATAAATATTCATTGACTGAAATAGAAAATATGATACCTTGGGAACGTGATATTTACGTTCAAATGTTAGTTGATTATATAAAAGAAGAAAATGAGAGAAAACAAAGAGATAAGCAATGAGTGTAAAAAATAAAGAGTCACACTTTAATAGTAAATGGCGACCTGCCATGGGTTGGTTATACCTAAGTGTATGTGCCTTTGATTTTATTATATTTCCTGTTTTGTGGAATATGGCACAGGCCACTTTTTTAAATCAAGTTGTATTTACACAATGGAATCCTTTAACACTACAAGGCGCTGGTTTCTTTCATATAGCCATGGGTGCCGTATTGGGTGTAACGGCCTATGGTCGAACACAAGAAAAAATTGAAGATAAAAAAATAGTAACACAATTATCAAAATCATTACCTCAACAAAAAGTTAATATAAACGAACAAATAGGTTAAGATGGCTGACGATTTAAAAATTGCTCTAGGTTCAAAATTTACTAAAAAAATAGACAGAGCAAAAAGAGATATGTTTAGAGATATGTATGAAGATGATGATACAGATAAAATATCTTTAGCGAGTCAAATATCAAATATTAAAAATCTACAAGGTGAGTTAGGCACTTCAGATATAGTAAATTTATTTCAGGAATTAAACACTGCAATTAATATTTCACTAGGGAATATTCAAAAAACTATTGGTAGTGCAATGGGTAGTATTCAACCAAAGATTAAAGATAATGTTTTACAAATAATAAAAGAGTTTAAAACTGGTTCAGTTGATGAGCAATTAAATGCCTTGAAAAAATTAGAACAATTACAAAATAAATTTAATATTAACTTAGTTAGTTTTAATGAAAAATTTGGTACTAATATTGATGGGTTAAGTGATGCGTTAGATGATTTAAAACAGATAGAGAGTGAGAGAAAATCAAAATTAAAAGAAGAGGCTCAAAATTTAAAAGAGAGAGGTATCATTACTAAAATAGAAGGTAAGGGTACGGAACAAACTTTAAAAATATTAACTAATAGAGATTTAAAGACTGAGGATTTAAAAATAAGAAGACAAGAAAGATTACTAGAAAATTTACAAGATACATTTAACTCTCAGTTAAAACAATTTCAAAAAGGTAAATTTGATAAGTTAGAGGGAGAGACTAACGAACAAGCACAAAAAAGAATTTCAGACAGTTTATTGAAAATGAATAATTCAATAGAAAAATTTGAATTATCACTACAACAAAAAAAAGAAAGAATGGGCTTTGAAAATAGACCTGAGTCTGGTATTCGAAGAGCTGTTAGAGTGGGTGGTGAGTTTTTAAGAGGTGAGAGGGGTCCGCAAATTGTACAAGCAGGTATGGGTAGTTTATATGCAAGTGCTACCGCACCAATTGATGCTGTAAAACAATTATATGGTTCTTTAAATATGGCGCTCTTTGATTTACCTGATAAATTAAAAAATAGTTTAGGTAAATTTTTAGGACCTACATTAAGTAATCTAGGTAAGACATTTAGTTCTGGATTTTCAGGTATGATAAAATCCTCAATGCAAGGTTTCAGAGGTTTAGGTTCAATATTGTTTTTAGGATTTACAAAGTTAGCCGCTGCTTTAGGATTAGGTAAAGTGGGTAGTATGATAGGTGGTGCAGTAAAAGGTATAGGAGGTGGACTAATGAAAGTAGGAGGTGCCGCTATCAAAGGTATAGGAGCCATAGGTGGCACCGGATTAGCGGCAGGTATAGGTCTAACTACCGCAGTGGCTGCTGCACCAATCGCTGCATTGGCTTTTGCGAATAGGCCTAAAAATGAAGAGGAAGCTGAGTTTATGAAAGAAAATAGTGAAATTACTTCAAAGGAGACATCAAGTTCAGAGGATTTAGAGGGTTATAATAAAGGTAGAGCTGAAGCTAGAGCCGCAGGTGAGGCAAGAATTGCAAGAGGAGAGGAATTTAAATCTCTGGCAGATAGTCAAAAAAGTTTAAATATGGAGGCGCAGGGTGTAAAACCAGAGCCAGTGAAAGGAGAGATGCCACCTATTGAAGCCTCATTAAGAAGAAAAAGAGAGAGAGAGAACGATATGCCATTACCAGGAGAATTTGCAGGATTAAGTAAAGACTACGCAATGACTAAAGATATGACACAGCCAATTCCACCAATTGTAAACGCAATTGCACCTACCAATGTGTCTAATGTAAATCGTTCCGAGTCTTTTATGGCGATTGAAGTATTAAATAGAGACCCTACATTTTTAAATCTAAACGTAAGAACAGTTTAAAAGGCGCCTGTTTCCAAGCGCCTTGAAGCAATAATATTGAGAGAGATTACTCGTCTTCTGCTAGTTTACTAAAATAAGACAACGTATCGTCATCATCAATAGCAGATTGAGTCTTACTATTACTTTTTGCCTTACCGTTTGTTTTTGTTGGAGGGAGGTCAACGTTATCAACGGTACCTGCATTTCTAGTTCCCGCAATTACCCTATTCAGTTTCTCTTTGAGTTCATCATAGGACTTAAAATTGGTAGGGGCCAAGAAAGGTAGAAGAGCGTATTGTTTACTCCAGATTGTCTTAATCTTTTCATCGCTCTCTGCGATTGGTGCAATAGGCTCAAATTCAGATTTATCGTAGTTCCAATAACCATCAACTTTTCTTATCTTTAATTTAAAGTTTGTACCATTCCAAAAGTCAAATGGATTTACTGGTTTCTCGTCTTCAAATGCCGGCGTCATCTTTTCGGCAATCTTATCAAAAATCTTTTTACCGTATTTAAAGATAAAGACCTTACCTTCGTTTTCCGGGTGTTTTGGGTCACTTACCACAAGAACGTTTGAGTAGTAAGATAGTTTTCTTTTTCTCTTTCTTGCTATCTCTTTATCAGACTCTACGCCTGTATTCCACAGTCTTGTATTTTCTTCACTTACAGGGTCTTTTTGATTAAGTGTTGTAAGTGAGTTTTCAATATACCATCCGCCTGGTCCTTGAAATGCGTGTGACCATACTCGTACCCACGGCATATCTTCTTTTTCTGTCGCAGGTAAAAAACGAATGACTGCGTATCCGTTACCAGTCTTATCTAGTTCTGGTTTCCATATACGCTCATCGGCATATTTGTCTTTTGATGTTTCTTCTGGATTTAGTTTTGCCTCTAACGCTTTGGTAAGTTTATCAAAGTTAGAGTGACTTGATTTTAGTGTTTCAAAGTTCATATTTTACTCCGTATGTTTGTATTTGTGTTAGCTGTATAATCGCTATCAATTATTATTTATACGACCTTTCCACTTAAGGTATCCTTTCCCATTCCGTTTGTGTTACACGGTCTCTGCCTCTAAGTTTATCTCTCAAATTTGTTAATGAATTAATCAGTATATTTAATAATCTTATCATTCTATTAATATATCATAATCCAAGTAGTTTGTCAAGTCCATTAAAGTCTATATACTTCAGATTTTTTATACCATTCCATTCGTATATTTTTGTATTGACTCTATCGGTACCCTCATTGTGTTTATTTACTTTGTAAAATGTAATGTTTTTGTTTTGTTCAAAGAGTGTCTTCCATTGTGTCAGCCAGTTTACACTTGGTATTGGTCCTGACTCTTTTAAACCATAATACTTTGTGTCCTTATAGATATTATTAATCTTACCATTTGTACTGTTTAGGTCGTGTCCAATTAAAAAAAGTTCTGTAGGTTTTTCTCTTTGAACGGCCACATAACCACTTGTAGGTCCAGCGGCCCAACCTAGGTCACGATTATTTGGCATGACCTCTGTAATACTGTGTGTCTTGTCATCATCTCTTACCCAACTAATCGCAAGATTACTTTGTGATATGTGTTTCATAAACTTATCTTTGT